TCCTGCGAATATCGCATGTTTTACCACTCCATGTAAGACTGAAAGAGTGGCGAAAGTTATTTTGACAGATAATGCTGCAGCCATGGGATTCGCCCACGGCAAACCATCAATCGTTGAGGCATGGGACTGGAAAAATATCCTGTTTGTGGTGCTGATTTTCTTTGCCCTCAGTCAGTACAGAATCACGCGCTGGTTCGTAGCTCTTCCTCTTATTCTGATTTTCGGGCTCTATATGCCGGCAGGTTTGCTTTACGGGAAACCCAGCCTCATCGTTTCAATAGCCGTTTTGCAGACCAATCCCGCAGAAGCAGGTGAATTTCTCACGAACATCCCTTGGCAGGTTTTCGCGGGCGTCATTGGGCTTTTGACCAGCGGTTTTATAGGTGTCTTCTACAGCTCAAAGATCAGAGTTTCAGCAAAAATCATTTTGGGTATCGGCGTGGCGTCTTTCATCATCGGGGAAATGATTTCTTTCGGAAGCGCCGTAAATTCGAAAGCAATCCAGACGGTTTACTTTTTCCGTCTCCTCAGACCCAGTGTAATTGATGGCTATGCCGCCCTAAAGGAAGAAGAAAAGCTAGGTACTCCCTCGTGGCAAATCGCTTCCGTCAAGCCTCGATATAAAACCTATGTCGTCATTATTGGTGAAAGCCAACGGCGCGATTACGCATCTGTTTACGGTTATCCACTAAATACGACTCCGTATTTAAACAGCGCCAACGGCATCTTCTTCTCAAACTTTATTACCGCTGGTGGCAATACTGTTATCTCGCTGCCAAGGATGCTTTCTTACAACATTCCCGGCTCTGAGCAATACAGCAAAGATGACAACATTGTTACTCTCGCCAATGCCGCTGGCTTTGACACTTGGTGGATTTCCAATCAGGGGCGTGGCGGGCCATTCGACAACCCTATTGCTCAGATCGGCATTCGAAGCCACCACACAATCTGGCTGAAGGGCAATTGGGCAGACGAAAATGTAGATGACGATAATCTGCTACCCAAAATTCAGGAGGTGTTGAAGGTCAAACCGTCAGAAGATAAGCCCAGATTGATCTTTGTCCACCTGATGGGGTCGCACCCAACTTTCTGTGAACGTCTGTCCGGGCGTCCTGTTGCGTTTAATGTCGGAGACAGTGCGATGAATTGCTATCTGACTACTTACCGCACCTCCGACGCCTTCATTAAAAGGACTGTTGATCTTCTGAAAACTGAAGCCGGTGATTCATGGTCACTCTTATATTTTTCTGATCACGGGCTGTCCATGCAAGAGAAACTGGGAACCCCTTTGGGCAAAGAGCTCATGCACGGGACCGCTTTTCGTCAGAACTATGAAGTACCTTTTCTGAATATTTCTTCTGACAGCAGAGCTCACGATGTCAATCCGGCGTATAGAACAGGATTCCGTTTACTGGAGGGAATGGCCGAATGGATGGGAATCAGTGCCAGCAATATCAATCTTAAGAATAGTCCTGATTTCTGGAGCAAAACGAACGACGAAGACATCCATGTCGCAGGCAAACAGCTATACCATCAGCTGGCAAATGACCCCGCTCTGCACTTCAGTTCCCAATTATCTCAGAACCGCCAACAAAATTTGCCATATCCCCCGCCACGCATGTAGCTCTCATTGTTTCCTTATCCGCCGCTACTCTCGTAAGAATTTCTGCACCTTCTCCAACCAGTTCTGCGCCTTCTCCGAGTAGGCTTTCGCATCGGGCGAGGCGCTCTTTGTCACGGTCTCCGGAATCGCGGGCCGTTTGCAAATCACTTTTGGCTCTGGTGTCTGCGGCGTCGCGCACCCGGACAGCAGTAACCCGCACAGCGCGAGCGTCAGATAAAGCCTTGTCTCGCGCGGCAAGCGCATCAGCCAATTGTCTTGATTGTTTCTCATAGCGTTCCTGCGCCTCCTTTTCTACCGCCCTGGTCTGCTTCTGCCAATCAGATTTAAGCTCGCTGATCTGAGCTTCATACTTCTCCGCCGTCGAGGATCTTCCTCTGGAGTACCCCCAGAACGCGGACGCTATCAAAGCGCCAATGATGACACCGGCAATGGCCAAATTCTTTTTTATCATTCCTGGCCCTTCATACAGATCCGATACTCTTTTTCCCGCCGATTCACCAGCCCCGGGTGCTTCTTATTTTTGAAGTAGCACCAGCGCCTGATTTCGGTGCAGGCTCCTTTGTAGTCCTTGCGATTCAGCTTCTTCACGAGTGCCGAGCTACAGAATTTCTTTTGGCCGATGTTGTAGGTTAGACGGAGATAAGCGTCGAGCTCCCCTCCCGAGAGCGGCACTTTGACACAGCGGCTGATCCCTGTCTTCGCCATCTCGGTATCCCGGTACAGTCTCTGGAGCGCCTGCGTCGGCTCAATAGTGTCCCCTTTCTTCACACCGGCTGTTGTCCCCCACCCGATAGTGGGGACGTCTCCTTTCACGGGGACATAGGCGGTTGAGCTATAGCCCTCGTACCCGGCGATCCCTACCAGCGTGGCGGCTGATACGGTCATTGTGGTGATCTGGTAGCGGTTCATAGAAATCCCTCCTGCCCCCTGGTATGAACGCCTTATTTTTTAAAAGCTCGCTATAATGCGATACGTAAGGTCTCTCTCTCCTTACGTAGGTGGTTTATGGAGTCGGTAGGCTTCCCCCGGAAGAGCACATGCTTTCCCGGGGATTTTTATAGGAATCGACCGCCAACCCAAAGCGTTAAAAGCGCTACTCCGAATGGGACAATCACGCTTTTAATGAATTCCCACGCCTGAGCCCGAACCCGTCTGCGCTCATCAGCGCGGATCCGTTCTTCATCAAAAGCATCCATTCGGTTCTTCAAAGTAAGGCCTCTGTTTTCTAGATCTTTGCTATAATCTTTCATGTAGATGTGGTCCATCTATGTGTAGCGTTTCTTAAGTCTCTGTTATGATTCGTTCCATCCCCGAAAGAGCTGCAACTCTTCCGGGGATTTCTTTTAACTGAGAAAGAGCTCCTTCTCTGCCTCTCGCCTCCTCACCAACCCCGGAAGCTCCCTCCCTCCCGCTCGCGCCCAACGCTTGAATTCATACCCCGCATTAATTACCTTGCCGGCATTAAAAAGTTTGAGGAGAGTAGATCTGCGAAGTGCCCCAGCGCCACAGTTGTATGCAAAATCCAACAAAGCGATGAACTGCCCTTGCGTTACAGCGACCCTGACAGATCGGGACAGCACATCACGAAGACGGTAAAGCTCAGACTCCAGAAGCTCGTCTGCCTCCTCTTGAGTAATCTTTATGTCCCTGATGACAGGGTTCCCAGATGCCAGGCGTGTAGAGCCATAACCCACAGTCCATACCCCCGCAGGATCCCGGTAGGAAGCCAGCCGGCACCCCTCGTTCGACTTAATGAAGGGGACCGCAATTGCCGGGTCCCACACCGAAAATTCTTTCTTTTCAGCCATGATCTCTCCTTATTTTGTCAGCCAAAGGGCAAGATTCGGCCCGCACACGCCTTTCAATTTCCTGCTCTTTCTGCATATCCATAAGCACACCAACCTCTTGCTTTAGTTTTTGAATTTCAGCTATACTGGCGCTGTGCATAAGTTCATCTGTGTTAAGTGGAATAAAAAAGCCCTCGGGAGTTCGTTCCTCTCGAGGGTTTTCGTTTGATGGGGAGGATCCCCTATCCTTCTATTCGTCTCTGTGCTGCCGGTGAATCTCTCCCCCGCTCACCACATCTGACGCCATCGCCTCTGACCGCTCTTCCATCGCTTTCAGCATCTTGCGGACCGGGGCCGGGATGATTGATCCATACCCCATGCGCTCAATGTTTTCCAAGATGCTGCCAAAATCGTTCAGGCAGAAAGCAAAGACCGCCGCATCCCTGACACTGACGAAAGGTATAACCGAAGTGATATCCAGCCCATGGCAAAGTGCCACGAGGCTCAGCATGACGATCTTTTTGGTGATGCCAAGGAACCCCGTACGGGAATTCCACTGCCCGGTCTTCATCGCGGCATAAGTACCGCTCAAATAATCGACGACGATAAAAACAAACAGCCATTCAATCGCGTCATCGACCGGGCCAAAAAGAAAGGAGCACAAGGCTCCCAGAATCCCGCCAACCGCCAGAAAAACGCGGGATGAAAAATCAGGAATCAGATCCACCTGTGCCCCCATCAAAGACATTGCTCAGCCTTCAGCAGCAGAATCCGTGATTTCGTCCCCGGACTCGTCGTATGTCTTCTCAATTCCCTTATTGGCGTCCATCCAAACATCAAAAGATATTGTTCGGACACGAGTCTTCGGTACAGAGGCAAGCGCCTCGCGAAGTTTACGCTGAGTTTCGGCGGAGTCCGCAGAATCACAGTTCATGAGAATTTGAACGGTATACCGGTTGTAAACGGTCATGGTTTGCTCCTATTGAAATGTAAAGATTGATATTTGTGGCCCTATGCCGTACGCCGCCACATATTTACCGCAATGTAGGGGTTGCGGACGCTAAACGCCTGCCCACCCCCTGTTGCCCCAACTCCCACCGTGTGCGTGTGGTTCCCTGCGCCGTCGACTCCGACGTTATGCATATGGCTGGCATTAATATTCACGATGGAGGAATCGGTAGCGTAACCGCTGTTTGACGGTTGCTTGCCCGCTCCAAGGCTGCAGACGCCGCTGGCTGTGATGCCAAGACCGCCCGGGTTGAAAGAGCCCGTGAGGTTGGCTGTGTCCGTTCTTGCGGCGTGCCCATGCCATCCCGCCTCCCCCGTCCACGCAGTATGTGCATGAGACGGCATCTCTTCTACCGTCAGTGTGTGGGTATCTGCCCCCCCCTCACTCCCCACAGCGAAGCCACCGCCTGCTGCCACTAAAGCACGACCAGCCCCAATTGCCGCCCAAGTTCCACCAAAGAGTGCCCCTGGGTCGGTCGAATCAATGGAGCAATAAATAGAGCCTACTGGATATGCCGCAAGCTTTGCCTCAGCGACAGCCGCCGCGATCAGAGAGCTCAACTCATCCTTTTTCGCGTAACCAGCAAGAACAGAATCCGCCTCAATCGCCTGGATGCTCGCCGCTTCCTGAGCTTTCACAGCGGACACAGAAGAAGCCTGCGCGGCCGTTACGCTCTCAGTTGCTGTGGATTGGGTGGCTGTCACAGCCGCTACCGCTTCATTTTTTTGTGTTTGAATCGCCGCTACGGCCGCCGCCTGAAGATCAGTTATGGCTTGCTTCCCCTCAGAAATTGTGGTCGTCGCAGAGGAGGCTGAAACCGCGGCCTTATCCGCGGACGTTTTGGCGTTCGCTTCACTTGCCGTGATTTGGTCGAGAATGTCCTGTGCCTGCTGTTTAACGTAAGCGGCTTCTGTACCGCCTTCTGCGTCTAACTGGGCAACCAGCTCCTCAAGCTTTTTCTGCAAGCTCGCTATGCCTGCCTCGACATCGCCAGAAACAGAACCCCCTGCCGCGGTGACAGCAGAAACCTGCTTACTTCCCTCATCTTGAATTTCTTTGATTTTGCTGGCGGTCTCTGTCACTACCCCGGACGCGCTTTCCGCAGCCGCGTCAGCGCTCGCCTTGGCTTGCGTTGCGAAGCCTTCCGCCGCTGATGCCCTTGCTTTGAAATCAGCAAAAACATCCGCAAGCTGATGAAGATTCTCCGCGCTTGGCTCTAACCCGTTTTGCTCGATAAGAGTAGTGAATTCAACCATCAGCATGTAGTAAAACCATGCCCCGGGCGTTGTCGGCGGCTTCCCCGTTACAGGATCCCCATTGGATGGATAGCCAACAGACGGATTACTGGGTCGCTTCGGCGGCGTATCAGAAGCATCCGCTAAGAATTCAAATTTCATGGTGCCACCTAAAAGAAAATACCTTTATCGGGAAACGGTTCTTCTCGATAACAAAAACCCCGCCACCAGATTGAACTGTCTGAACGGGGTTTGCCTGTTTTATGAAGGTTTAAATATGAATGCAGGGGAGCAGAACCAAAGCCGCATTATCTGTCAAAATAACTTTCGCCACTCTTTCAGTCTTACATGGAGTGGTAAAACATGCGATATTCGCAGGAGT